CGAGATGTACCTTTACTATGACGTTACTTTAGCGGGCAATGACACTTTCATCGCCACCATAGGGATCAGCCTAGCTACTACGGATGTCGTCAGCGTATATGCCACTCTTGCAACACTGTCCTTTAATCTATTTGGCACGGAGAACACATAATGGCACAAGGAGCAGTTGGAGTAAATATTCTCAGCAGCATAGTAGGGATTGGTGGATCAAATGTCTCGGCGTTTGGAGATTTAATCACAGCACCATTAACGCCTGTAATTCAGCTAGATTTTATCTATGGCATTAATTCGCAGACCGGAACCTCATCTATTGTCACGACAGGTGTAGCAGATACATCTAGCTCGAGATTACGCTTGCAAACGGGCGTTGGCGCTGCTGGCTCTGCAATATTTCAGTCTCAAAGGATAGCTCGATATAGGTCTGGAGAAGGGATGGTTACCAGATTTACAGGCGTATGGGATACGTCAGCAGCTGCATCCACGCAAATTATTGGAGTTGGTAATGCACAAGTTGGTTATTTTTTTGGCTACAATGGCACAGCGTTTGGCTTAAGTCTAAGAAATGCAGGCTCTGATAACTGGGTAGCTCAAACAGCTTGGAATGGCGATAAATGCGATGGAACTGGCGCAAGTGGATTTAATTGGAATAAGACTTTTGGGAATGTGATGATGATAAAGTACCCGTATCTTGGGTATGGGCCAATCACTTATTGGGTACAGGATCCAGTAACGACAGAATGGATTTTATGTCATACAATTCAATATCCAAATACATCTGCATCGGTGCAAGTGTCCAATTCGTCTTTTCCGTTTTGCGCGCAAGTTGTAAATACAGGTAACACAACTAATTTAACGATGTATTGCGGATCGGTAGGGGTCTTTATTTCAGGCCTACGTGAGTTTTTAGGCGCTCAGTGGGCAACGGACTCATTAAAAAATACGATTACTGCTGAAGCAAATCTTCTAAATCTACGAAATTGCACTACGTATAACACAGTGACAAATACAGGGCAGATACGCTTGAGATCTTTATCTTGTGCGACAGATAACGGTAATGGAATTGGGACAATACGTTTAAAAAAGGGTGTCACGCTTGGTGGAGCGCCTTCGTTCACAACAATTAACGGAGCGACAGCCGACAACGGTGTCACGATTACATCGGGAAACTCGATGGCTTCGGTAGATGTTGCAGGAACAGGCACTACAGGGACACTAATTTTCAACGTCTGTCTGGCGAGAAATAGTAACGTGGTATACGACCTGACTCCGTTTAATTTACTCATTTTTCCTGCTGAAACACTTACAGTAACAGCCTTTTCGGCAGCATCTGCCAGTATGCAAGTGGCACTTAACTGGAACGAGGACGTGTAATATGCAAGGCACAACTAAAGGCGTTCCAATAGATACTGATCCTACAATGGCAGCAAATAGCAATCAGCTAGTGCCAAGCCAAGCGGCCGTGGTTGCATATGTAGGGTCACAGGTATCTACTAAAGTCGCTTCAGTATCAGGAACACTAAACAGAATCACTTCTACCGGTGGGTTAAATCCTGTAATTGATATCTCAGCCTCGTATGTTGGGCAATCCTCAATTACTACCCTTGGAACAATCACAACGGGGGTTTGGACTGGAACGGATGTAGCGCTTGCAGATGGGGGAACAAATGCTTCCCTTGTAGCATCTAACGGTGGTATTTTTTACTCTACGGCTACAGCCGGGGCAATACTCGCAGGAACAGCAACCGCAGGACAAATGCTGCAGTCAGGAGCTTCAACAACACCGGCATGGAGTACTGCAACTTATCCAGCAGTAGCCACAGGAACAGGTACAATTCTTCGTGCCGATGGAACAAATTGGGTCGCTACAACGGCAACTTATCCTACGACTACGACAAGCCAACAAATTCTCTATTCAACGGCAGCGAACGTAGTAGGACAGCTAACAACAGCTAACAGTGCATTTCCTGCCACAGACTCATCAGGCACTCTTGCCATGCGAGCGTTATCTGTAGTTGTTCAAATATTTACTAGCACAGGAACTTATACGCCTACATCTGGCATGCAGTACTGTATGATAGAGGTCGTGGGTTCTGGAGGTGGTTCTGGCGGGTGTGCAATTACTGGCGCTGCTACATCTGCAGTCTCCGCCGGTGGAGGCGGTGGGGAATATGCTAGAGGGGTATTTTCTGCAGCAACGATTGGAGCCTCAAAAGCAGTCACCGTGGGAAATGCTGGAACGGCTGGAACGGCTGGAAATAACGCTGGAGGCACTGGTGGAACTGTTAACGTGACAACATTGATCACGGCAATCGGCGGCGGTGGTGGAGCGGGAAGTGCTGCGACAGGAGCAGGAGCTGGCAATAGCAATCTTGGCGGAATAGGCGGCACTGGTGGCACTGGTGGTGACTTTAGAGCTGCAGGATCACCTGGTGGAAATGGCTATAGTTCATTTGGTCTTTTTGGCGGTGCGGGATACGGTGGAGCTAGTTTTTTAGGTGGGGGTGGTCAAGGAAGAATTGCCGTAGCTGCTGGATTTGCAGGCACAGCGTACGGCTCTGGAGGTGGTGGAACTTCAGCATTCAACCAAGTGGCTCAAGCGGGTGCTGCTGGCGCAAAAGGAATTGTAATCATAACAGAATACGTAATCGCATAAAAAAGGAAATATATGAGCCAAGCCGGATTAATTAATTTACAGACGAATGGGCAAGATGGCGTTTTAGAATTTACAGGTGGAGCGGGAACCACAGGAACCTTTCCAGTAATACCTGATATTTCTGGTGCTGTTTCTCTTTCATCGACAGATGGAACTGTTTCAATTGCCGGAAGCGCAAATGCAATAGATTTTTCCGCATCGTCTGTTTTATTATCAGTTTCAGGAACTTTGACAAGTGCACAAATAAAAAATTTAAATGCTACTCCGATACAAATTATTGCCGCTCCGGGAGCTAGTAAGTTTATTCAAATTGTTAGTTATATGGCAACTTTCAATTATGGCGGCTCTAATGTTTTTGTAGCAGCAGCAGGGCAAAGAGTAGCTTTAACTTATGGACCTTTGGGGACGGCTGCAATAAATATGGTGACTAACAGTCCATTAGTTGGTACAAATAGCTTAGCATTAAATACCAATTCCTTTCTTAGTTCTACCTCTTTAACAATTTTAAATAATCTTGAATTATATTTAAAGAATCCAGAATTGACAGAAATTTCAGGAAATGCAGCTAGTAACAATACAATTTCATATAACGTTGTTTATCGACTATTTTCGATTTAAAATATTTTAATCACTCATGCAAGCAGGGCATTTCATATAGTGCTCTATCCTTGGAGCATAGTAATAATGATCCTCGTAGAGGATGCAAGCATTTAACGTCTCTGAATCGCTATTATACATGTATATATAGGCATTAGGCTCTAGATTTGCCGATAGAGCCGTAGAGCTTAAAAGTGTGAGTGAGAGCAGTAAAGTTTTCATGTTAGTCCTTTTTAAATTCAATTATTTCGGCTTTTTCTTTGTCGCCCTTCAGCGTGTCAAGTTCATGGCGTAATTGATAGCAGATATCCCTTAAGGCTTCCATCTCTTCCTGAACCGTTGCAAAGCGAGCAAATAATCCTCTTTGGACATTCTGGCATTTCTTATCCAAGAGCCTGAAATCTTTTTGTAGAAGCGTGACAGGATCATTAGTCTCAAATAAATCTAGTTGGTAGCATGTTGACATATGCACTTATTCCAAAATTTCGTTTCGTTGGTACGAAATTTTACCATGCGCCATAAATTCTTGCTACGTAAAGGAAAGTTTAATATGTTGAAGAAAATTCAATTTGAGGGTGTATGAAGGGCGCAAAAGAAAGCAGAAAAGTTAAAAAAGTAATGTCACATCTTAAAGAGGAAAAGAAAGAATACAAAGAGATGGCAAAAGATGATTCTAAGCTCATGAAATCGCTTAAAAAGAAAAAGTAGCATGCACTTAACTTCTGGAAAATCGAAAAAAGTAATTTCTGAAACCATTTCAAAAGAAGTTCAGCCTGTAGAGCATAAACGCAAAGCGGTTTCATTGAGTAGAGTCCGAAAGCCGACAGCCAAGCTTAAAAACAAAAAATGATTAACAGGCGCTCTACGATTGACTACTACGAGGTAGAAGACGGCAGTAAAATAGTGCTGGAATTTTATGATCGCGAAGACAATTTAGAGCAGATCATCACCATGGATAGAAATGTGGCCCTGGAGTTAGCTAAAGGAATAGTAAATTTACTAGGAGATTACTAATGATACCATTTGACGGAACAGGATTCGGCAGATCAGTCTATTGGGAAATGACAGCTAAGGAAGTCGCTAAAAAAAAACATGAGTATTGCCCTTGTTGGGATCTCAACAATCCTGTAATAAGGCCGTCTGCGGACGGGAAATTAGACATGAAAATTCACTGCTTCTTGAGATCAAGAGATTGCAAAGTGGATTTTCATAGAACTGAAAAAGTACTCACTAGAAAATTTAAAGAGATATACGGAATTTCTCACTTCTGATAAATTTCAGATATCAAAAGAACTCCTACTTTTTTTGGTGAGTGTTATATTTGCAAGATAAAAATTCATTTAGAGCGGCGTTTCCCGGTTGGTTGGCCGCTCTATTTTTTTGATATAGTCCGCTATCGCGTTTTGGCTGATATAGTCATATACTGCTTAGCTCCATTAGCACCATTAGCATCCTGAGGCGGGTAGTTTTCAGGGACTCCAAAGCATAGAATTAAAACGGCGAGTTTAATCATCCTTATCCCCTTTAAAACTAATTCGCCAACTTTCAGTAGATGGCTTTAGATATGGCGTTTTATCAAAATCTTTTCCTAATTTGTCTTCGATCATTTTTTCATAATCGTAGCATTTTCTTGGAACACATTTTGTAAGTTTGATTCCTGCTCCCTCGGCTGACTTGTTATCTGCCAAGTATATAAGTTCCTTTCTGATTTCGTCTTCGATAGATTTAATTCTTGTGAGCTTATCTTGAAGGTCTTTTTTTTCTGTGTAGATTGCCGCATATTGGTCTCGGTAGTGTGTCCATTCCGGAGTCGTGATTTCGAAAGTATCTCGATCGGTTGGGATCGGGGGATTGCGATCCTGGACTCTTTGCCAAAAGTCAAGCTCTGCTTGTAGTAGTCGGGCTGTATAGTCATTGTCTTTGGATACCTTGAAAATTGTAAAATCGGAGTCAGAAATATAACTCATGTAGTAGATTTCAGGCAATTGGCAAACTTCCATGATGTGCTGGAGTTGAGGCATGTACTTTTCCGGCACGATCCCTTTTAAGGCAAGTTCATGATCTGCACGGCCCGGGCATTTTATTTCGCATGCACAAGATCCGTCCAATTCTAGGCCGTCTAAAGACGCGCTGAGGAATTCGTACTTTGGATGGGTCAAAACCCTTGGCGTCATTAAATAGCCCGTCTCAGCCTCGAATTTAGCCAATGCAAGGGGTTCTAATTCCACTCCTCTACGCATTGCAAAGTTTGAACTAGTAAGAGTTTCTTGCGGGTTCACTTTTTCATTGTAAAGATCAAGAGCGGTTTTCCAAGGCGAGAGACCTAAAATTGCTGCGGCATCTGACGCGCCCAAATGAGCGCGCCTCCAATTAAACCATGCAGGAGATCGTTGAACTTCGTATTCTTCAGTCATATTTTACCCCATTCATTTGATCTACAAAATCGTCGATAACTGCTTGTTTAGGAAGATTGTTTTCTTCGCAAAGAGCAATAATTAAATCCGTTAATGCTTTAATTTTTTCTGATGGTTCTAATTCTTCATCCATGGTTTTTCTCTTTTTTCAATCTTTCATTAACCAAATCAAAAACTTTTTCTTTATTTTTTTCACATTTTTGAAAAATGTAACACATTATTTCGACGGAATTCCATCCTTTGAAATTAATTTTTTTATCCATTGATTGCATCCTCTCCGTATTTCACCGTGTTTTCCTGAGCTTTTTCAGTTAGACGACTCTTGATGTTCTCATAGCAGGAAAGCGGAAGACTTTGAAGAGAGGGGATGTTTTTTCTCTCAACTAGCCAGCTCTTAAACTTCAACTGATATTCAAGAGTGCATCTAATAAATAAATCGCTTAATTCCTCATATTGATGCTCTGAGATCACTTGTTCTGGAAGACTATTTGACGCCTGTTGCATTTCGTCCTCTGAATAAAGACCGGAAAGCTCATTTGGAAATGCTTTTCTTAAAGCTAAAGACTCAGCGCATTTTGCAAGCATGATATGCTTTTTAGAATCCCAAAATTGATTTGAGTAAGAAGGCTTATACTCATCAAAATAAGCAGATGCAGCAACCTCGTGCCAAGTTCCGTCAGCAGTTTGTTTTTTAACGTAAGAAGTCGCGTATACGAGCCTATCTCCATCGTAGACATAAGTTGACTCACGTCCGGGACAATAACGCCCTGTACGCTCTGCAATGAGCCTATAGCCGTCGATTGACGTTTGAATCGTCATTTGATCTTTACGCTTTACCGCATAGATCTGTTTCATGAAAGGATCTAAACCCGTCTTTTTACAGACGGCATGAAAAAGTTTTATCTCCTCATCATTAATTCCTTTGCATAGGTAGTTCTTGATTAGTGAAGCCTGATCCGCATTGAAAAAAGCTAATTCTTGTTTATTTTGCATTGCGACTGTCATGTTATTCCTCATTTAATGAATTTTCGTAATCATTTTGGTCTTCTGTTTCATCGTCGATGATTTTTTCCATCATTTTGTAATCATTCAAAATCCCTGCGATATGCTTGTCGTTTAATCCTAAGCGGTTTACTATGTCGATAGAAGATTCTAATTCTAGCTCATATCCGGACGCGATAGTTAGCGCTATCGCGTCTGTGTAAAAAACGTCAGTGATCTTTTCGATTTTTTGTATTGCTTCCAGTTTGTATTCATCGAGTGCATCTAGCACATTTTCATGCTTAATAGCTTCCATTTCATATCCTCTTATTTCTTCTCTATACATAAATTCAGGGCTTGCAAACATTTAGTCTCCTATCAGTAATAAAATAAAAAAACTGCTTACCGCTATTGTGATTAGTCCGATAATTGTTTCTGCTATGTCTTTCATGATTCCCCTTGACGTATATACGTTGTTCGGTTTATCGTTATGCCATAAATGTAACATGGATTAACATTTAACACAACACAAAAGAAAAAAAAGGGTAAAGAATTATGCTTTTTGCTGACTGGGTATATGAAAAGGGGTGGACAATGAAAGGAATGGAGCGCAAAATGGGTATCTGTCGGCAGACATTGAAAAAAGCTATCACACGCGAGACGGACATAACTCTGAAAACTGCCATGACGATTGTTAAATTTACAAAGGGCGAAGTGACTTATGACGATTTAGCACGAACAAATGAGATAAACGAGAAGCGCGACGATGAGCGGAAGAAAAATAAGCACCCATGCACAACAGATACTGCTATCTAAAACACATTCTAACACAGTGATAAACATTTCTTTCATATCTTACTTATAACCAGACGGTAATTAAAAAAAATATGAAAAAATGCACTAGAAAAGAAGAGCCTGAAAATCTATAGTGGTAAAAAAAATGACCTGTACAAGTAACTAGCTTATACAGGTCGAGAGGAAAGTTCCGACAGAACTTAATTTCAGCATAAAGAGACTGAAATTATCAATCAATACGGAATTTTCTTCAATTACCAATCTTTAATTGAGGATAAATTTCATGTCAAAGTCAAAAAAAGAGCCTATCAGCCCAACAGAACAGTACGCATATCACTTTGAGAATCCAGAGCCAAAGTTTTTTACCCAGATCCCGAATATCATTGACCATCTTACTTACACTATCGTAAAAGACGGAAAGAAGACCACCGAGCGATTATCTATTTACGCTAAGGAATTGTACCGAATAATCAAGATGATTGCCTCAGAAGACGGAAAATGCTGGAGCAAAGGCGAAACTTTGGCTTTGAGAATGGGATGTTCCACGGGGAAAGTATCGCAAGCTATGAAAGAACTTTTGATGCCGATGGATCAACTTGATGGAAGTCCGCTTATTAAAGAAGAACGTCGTTATAAGCAAATGGTCAAAGATAATGGAGTAAAATTTGCCGCTCCACTTTGTACTCGCACAATCGTTTGTGTCTGGAGGTGGAATAATGCTTTCATGGCTACCGTTAAATTTCAAAATCAATACGGATATACCGATGAAGTTATGAACGAGACTGATTCATGTGGTGAAACAGTAGGGGGTACTGATTCATATGGTGAAACAGCCTCCCGAGTGACTGTTTCATGTGGTGAAGCTAATAACAACCTCTCTAAAAATATCCCTTTGTTAAAAGAACAACAACCCACGGAATCTGACGATCCCGATCCTGTTTGTCTTTCTAAAATTGAAAAAGCAATCATGTCACTTTCAGCTGAACAGAGAAATTCATTTGAAGGGTTGATTAAGAGCGATTTCGAAGAGAAGGCAGCTATTGATTTAGCTAAAAAATACAGTCCTGTAGAATTCACCAAAGCTTTTGAATATTTCAAGAAGCAAAAGGCTAAAAATAAGTCTAAAGGAAATCAAATTGAAGATGAACGGGCATATTTCGTAGGAATTCTTAAAGGTAAATACTGGCAAAACTCAAAACTTTAATACACAACACAGGTAAAATGTTTAGTAAATGCAAAGACGAAAAAGAAGTGAAAACATTGTTCCGGAAATTAGCGATGAGACTCCATCCGGATTATGGCGGGTGTAATGAGACTATGAGTCTTTTGAAAGATGCCTATGATTCTTCATTAGCTTATGTAAACTCTAGCCATAAAAATAAAGCTCAAAAAGCTCCTGATTCGAATCCGGAAGATAAAAAGTTTTATGAAAGAGTTTTTGATGATGTTAAGGAGGGAGATCCAAAACTCAGAATTATAACGGAAATTTACGCTTATGCTGAGTCGCATGAAAGTTTTAAAATTGATACCACAGAAGAAATAAATAATTATCTTGAAGAAAATGGCCATATCACAAGTCAGCAATACAATAGACTAGTTTATATTTACTATGCTTTTGCAATGGACAAGAAGAAACAATATAAAAAGGACACAAAATGACAAATGTAGAGATGATGCAATTTTTGCAAGAAAGTGGATATGCTCTTAAAATTCTAGAAGATCTCATGCGAGATGAGCTTTTTGACGATCTATCAAAGCATAACCCGTTTTGGCACGAATCCGACAAAATGGACGATCTGCGCATGAAAATTAGCTATATTCAGGATAGGATC